TCTTTGAAAGAGAGTGGTTTGTATCCTACAAACCCTCTCTTTTCATGGATAAAATACTCAAAATTTTACAGACCGAATACGCTACCGAATACACTTTCGAATACGATATGAGTAACAAAGGTCAGTTCACAAAACCTAAGATATACGACGCTGGAGGGGATCTCTCCAAGCGCTGGTATATTTATTATTCCTATCGCCACCCACATACAGGAAAGCTCGTTCGGCAAAATCCCATTTACCTAAAAATCAATAGATCCTTCAAAACCCTTTCCCAGAGGCGTACAGTAATCAGGAGACTCCGTGATATACTGGAGCGCAAGCTCAGAGAGGGATACAATCCTTATGAGGACAAATACACCGAGAACAAGCTCCTCTCCATTCACGAGGCTTTCAATTTGTCCCTGACACATGCTCAGGCTACTATGAAAGAAAGCTCTTTCAAGAACCACCAATATCGTATCCGTACCTTTGAGAAATGGCTCGAAAAAAACAACTTCAAAGGGCGAGCTGTTACCGCTATTACTAAGAAGACAGCTACCAATTTCCTTAATGATATTCTCCTTAAGACAAGTCCTAAGAACAGGAATAATACCCGTGCTGCTCTCTCTATTCTTTTCAAGTACTTAGAGGATAACCAGCATGTCCCTAACAATTTCATTTCATCTATTCCAGTACTTAAGACCGATCCACACCGCAATAAAACCTATACCAAGGTACAAGAGGATACCCTCTTCGAATACATTGGCCAACATGATCCACAGCTACTGCTCTTCATCAAGTTCATTAGCTATAACTTTCTGCGCCCTATCGAGGTCTGCCGCCTACAAGTCAAAGATATATCCTTAGAAGAGAAGCGCTTGACCTTCGAGGCAAAGAATAAAGCCAGAAAAACCAAAATCATTCCCGAAATACTCCTCTCCGAACTCCTATACCTCAAGGGAGCAGACCCTAACCATTTCCTTTTTGCCCCCGAGGGCTTAGGCCCTTGGAACACCACGGAAACCAATAAGCGTGATTACTGGAGCAAAAGATTCAAAAAAGTCAAAGAACATTTTTCACTGGGCGAGGACTACGGGCTCTATTCCTTCCGACATACTTCCATTACCAAACTATACCGCAAGCTCCGCGAGCAGTACCCACCCCTTGAGACCAAGAGTCGCCTAATGCTCATCACAGGACATGCTACTTTTGCAGCCCTTGAGAAGTACCTCCGTGACATCGACGCCGAGCTCCCAGAGGACTACTCCCAACTGATCAGTGGTTAGTCGTCAGTGGTTAGCAACTGACTTCTGACAACTAAAAACTAAAAACTAACAACTAATAACTAATTATTGTATTCCTCGTAAAAATCCTTGATCTCTTCCAAGTGCTTCTGAGTAATGAAAGACAGCGACAGTATCCGAGAAAATACGAACCTGACCAGCGTTTTTTCTTCTTCGTCAAAGAAGGAACTATCTTCTAACAGATCCGGAAAGCTGAACAGCTTCTCCTGTATATCCTCCGATTCGGCAATCTTGTTGGCTACTTCGCAGAGCCAGCCAGAGAGCTTTATCCCCAGTTGCTCATTCAGTGGGCGTGGTAATTTGTTATCCATTCTCATAGCGCAGCCCTCCTTTCTTTTTGGTTTTGGGAAATGTAATAAGATCCATAAGCGTGTATCACAGCAATCGGAAACGAAGGATCAGAAGTAGTACCCGCAGAAGTGGAGACATGCCACTGCCCGTCACGATAGGCAAGCAGGAAGTTACACGCGGTATCCTTGAGCAAGCAGTGAAAACATTCCCGTGCGATGACATCCACCACCGAAGGATCGTCCGCAGGTTCATAATCATCAGGGCCTTTCTTGCAGCCCGAAACACTTTGAAGAAATAGCCGATCCGTCCGACCAGCTCCCCACGATATAGCCTTGGCTACATGGTGAGAGGTTTGAGGTTTTAACATAGTATAAAAAATAAAAAAGCGTGAGTAGGTGCTGTTAAAACCTCGCCGGATATATCCGCAAAATTTGCTATATATTACTATATAGCTACACCCTCACGCTGTGAGTATTCGAAAATCTTTATGTGATATGCGGACACGAAAAAGCCGCAAGGTTTTAACGCTGCAAAGGTACAACTTTTTTTGAAACCTCCAAATCTTTTTTGAAAAAAATTTTTTAATGACTAACTTTCAATGGATTTCCAATTAAATATATACAAAAATATCACAATTATTCTCTACTCTTGCTTATAATTGCAAGAATTAAAGCACCTACAAAAATCAATACTAAAGATGTATAAAAGATACTATCCATCAAATCATTTGTTTCTGAAGTCACAAAAATGAGTCTAAAAAAAAGGAAAAGTAATCCCATCATACCAATTATCAATAATAAAGTGCCCACAGCACCAAAAGGAGCCAATTTCTTATCTTGTTCTTCTTTCTTTTTCCTTCTTTCTATCCGTTCCTTCTCTTTTTCTTCTCTTATTCTAATATCTTCTTCAAGAGTATATCCATCACTAAGGATCAATTCTTTTTCTTCATCTAACAAGCTTTTCCCATTATCATCAATCACCTCTACCCCTTCTATCAGTAAGGATTTATCTTTTAAATAATTAGTTTTCATTACATAAAACTTCCTTTGTATAATAATATCTATACGACAACGAGATTCACTAACTTTTTTTATACGTGCTTCTACTGAATAATCTTCATTTCGCAGGTAATTTATGATTTTGGAAGAGTTCTCTTTATTGAGTTCTCCAATTTTTATAGCACCAACTTTATATACCTCTACAATCTCATTGGAAATTTTTAGAAAAACAAGTTCATATTCGTCCAAATCTTCAAGTCCTTCCTTATTTAATTTGGTCAAAGAACAAGTGATTTCAGAATCTTCTTCTACGGAGAATCCAAAAATATATTTATCATAATTGGTAATATAATCCCCTAAAAAAACAGGATCAGGCGCTACAAAATCCTTATTCTTCTTGAATACCTCTATAATAACAACCACAGCAAGCTTTATCCTTTCCTTTATGTAATGCTTTTTGAGTGATGTTTTTATATAAAATTTATCAGGTTCTTTTAAATATGGTAATAGCACTTCTGCATCTTCAGAAAATAATTCTCCTATTATTCCTAAATTACTTTTTACCAAAATTTGATCATACCCATTAGAATTTACCGAATGTTCCAAATACAAGGGCTGACCAGGATACAATTTTTCTATGAAAGTTTGATACTTATCATATCCTTTTAAAGTTACATCTAGAATGGTTTCTACTTCCATGATCTATATTTATTTAGAGTTATTTTTATTAATTTTGAAGCAGTTATGTAATGCTTATCAACAATGACATAATCCGTCATAAAAGTACGAGTTTTTTTAAAACTATAAAAATATTTTTTTTGATTTTTTTATACCATAATATAATAGGTATCAACCGTGTGTTGTCTAAACAGACAATACACGCCCCCACAAGCAAAGGGACAACTTTGGAAAAAATATTTTTCTAACCCTTAATCCCTAACCTCTCTTAATTCTCTCTTTACTTTTCAATCCTAAGAGCCTACAAACAAAGGGCTTCAAGCACAAAACCTCTCTTAATTCTCTCTTACGCTCTCTTATGAGACTACTAAAAAAAGCCCCCATTGCTGAGGGCTTCAGTTGTTAAATTAAATTCAGTCAATGACTACTGAATGCTGTTAGCGGCGCGGCGAATACGTTCGGAAATATCCAGCAAGGCGCCTTGTAGTTGTATTTTTTCTGCTTCGGTAAAGCCACCCTCGCCACCATTGCCATCGCGACCATGGAGCTTATTGTAAATCCATGAAGAGGACTTCCCAAAATAATCGTGTGCGATTTGTCGCCAAGAGACATCTATAGAGATGTCGTCCAATTGTTGCATCATCGTGATACGTTCCTGTTTTTGTACTGTTATTGCCATAGTATGAATATTTGTTGAAAGTAAGCCCTCTTGGGAGGGCTTACTGTTAGTCTCTGTCAAGTAGGTCATCTAAGAGCTCCTGAATGTAACGAATTAATGATTTTGATCCGTTAGGGTAAGCCTTTTTGTAGTTTCGGATAGCTTGAATAAGCTCCCACTCTTTGTCTGTAAGCTCGCGGCTTTGAGTTTCTTGATTTGTCATAAACTATCATTTAATTTAACACCGCAAAGATACTGCGAATATTCGCAATATCCAAATTTTTCCCTAAGTTTTTTTACTCTTAAATATGTTAAAGTTTTCCTTCCTTCTCTAACCACTGACCACTAACCACTAACACGTTAGGAACGTATCCTCCCAGTCTGCGGGATTAACCACCAGCGGCGCCTTGGTCTTAAAATGCACCTCCACATCTACCCCGTACAAGTGTGCTTGTGGCTCCTCGATAGGAAAAATACGCGTCAAGTCCTTCTCAAAAGCACCATATAGGAAATGATCCCGCTGGTGACTGTCCCACCTGATACGCGCCAAGAGCTGCAAGGCAATACGCTCCGCTTGGTCTATCTTCTCCTGCTGCCCCTCAAAATCATCGTGCGGCGCATCGGCATACACGATACTAAAGACGAGCTTACGACGCCCCAAGGTGTTCAGCTCGCCCCCGTCCAAGCCCAACTCATAATCATAGATCGCCAAGAACGGAGAGGCGATCCCAGCAAAGCTACTTTGCTTCTCTATAATCTCACGGGAGAAATACCCCACGTGCTCCTGTATCATCACATGCTTTTCAGCCAAGTGATGAAAATAATCTTTCAACTGCTTATACATACGTTTTTTTTTAATTTTCCTCTTTTTGCCCAAAAACCCCGATTTTTTTTTCCTACATTTCCTACATTTCCCACAAAAAACATAAGTTACTGAAAATCAAGATAAATATTTTTTCAAAGGGGCTTTTTCGTGTTAATTTCCCTTAAATTCTTGTAGGAAAACCGCATTTCATTTTCCTACACTTTCCTACAACTTCCACATTTTCCTACAAATCCTACGCCTTTTCCTACGCTTTTTTAGCCTTAAATAACTGATTTATAAGTAAATAAACCTTTGTAGGAAATGTAGGAAAAAAAAACAGCACTTTTTAGCGCAAAAGTGTATTTTTCAAAAAAAAATGCACTTTTCTATTTTCTCTCTTCTCTGCTGGCATTAATCATTAGAAATAGAGTCCCGACTTCTTCGCCACAGGCTCCCTAAGTACGAGTGGCTCTCCTTGGTAGCAGGGGAACAATGCAGGGTGTGCCTTTATATATTGTAATAGTAGGTCCCTATATCTTTGCGCCCGTTCCAGGAATCCCTCTTTGAGTGCCCTAAGCTGGGTGTCGCTCAGCAGCATGGACTTCTGCCAAGGCAGCTGCTCCCATTGCAGCACGATTCCCGAAGTGGTATAGGTAAGCCCCTGCATAAAGACGGCATCGGCCAAGGTGTAGTAACCCACGATCTTCCTAAGCAGCGCAAGCGCCGTCTCATCCCCGCGTATATCCGAGAGCACACAGGGCGACAGCTGAGGGGCTATGTACAACTCCCATATATCCCGCATAAGGGGCAACAGCCGCAGGAAGATCTCGTACGAATCCCCTATGGAATACAGCTCCGACAGCTCCCGCGGACTGCCAAAGAGCGAACCCGCCACCTCACGGGCAAAGGGCAACTCGGCCCCAAGGGAACTCGTGGAGAGGAGCGCCACAGCACCATTCAGAGCATGATCCCCTATGCGTACCGCGTTCAGCCCATAGTCTCGCACATCCCACCAGGGCGAACGCTCCATCTTATTATCTTGGTATGCATTGGCGCCCGTACTGGACAGGTGCATTTTGACAAAGGGAATACTATAAGCAATGGCATAGTTGGCCACAGCCTTTTTCACCCCCTCGTATATCTCCGCTTTGTGTGGCATAACAAAGGAATCATCGGAGAGCTTCTCCCATATCACCTCACCTACCAGCGGACGAACCCGCTCACTAATAGCCGTATCTATATACGGCCTAAGGATCTGTATATCCAAGTATTTGGACACATGGATATACGCCTTAATCTCTTCAATTCGTTCAAACATATTCTTTTTTTTCAACAAAAATAAAAGTCCTTCCCCAAGCGGGAAAGGACTTGTTTTAATATAAAGTAGTAAGACTTATTCTTTTTCTTCTTCCTTTTGATCTTTATTTTTATCTTTATTTTTATGCTTTCTATCAAAATACATATTGATACGGATATAGATAATTAGGCTTATCAATAGAATAATGATATACCATAAAATACTTATTTCTAAATACAGCCAAAATGCCAACCAACCAAAGGTTATAAATACAGGGATATTTTCTTTAGATATTCTTGAATTATTTATCATGGCATCCGCAATAGGGGTTACTACCATAAATATAGCACTAATAAAAAATAGTTTTCTCAATAAATCTCCCAAAAATGATATTTCAGAAAAGAGAATATAAAAAAAGAAAGGTAATAGTAAGAAATATAGTAATAATCCTACTGTTTCAATTAATCTTCTTAACGAACCTGTATTTTTTTCATATATATAACTTAGGTTCATGTTTTGGATCTGATCCTTATGAATACAAAAGTTATGCCCTTCTATACTCTTATTAGAGGATTCGGGGGGAGATATTGTCTCTATTTTCTTTTTAGAGGTATTTTCTATTACTATTGTTTCTATATTGGTATCATTTTTAGAAAGATGGTAATTTTTTATCTTCCCTGTATATATGATCTGATCAGTAGTTAGTATATCTATTTCCGTGTAGATATATTTAAACCCTTTAGGTGCTTTGTTCAATTTACCTCTAAAGAGAGCATGCCAATAATTGTAAAAATTAAAATTTAATATAGTAGCTAACTTGTTACAGATAAAACCTAACAATCCTGATATTGTATATAAGATAAAAATTATTATAAAAAAATCTCCACTTTTTTCATTAAAAGTTTTTTTGTCAGGGAAAGTTATATCTGATTGTACATTGTGTAAGTTCTCATATATTTCCTTTATAGTGTCATAAGAAATTTCTGATATTAGATTCACTCCAGACCAAGAAAATACATATATGAAAAAATAACAAGTGATGAGCATAAGTACACTAAAGAAAAGTGTCCAGACAAATCTTTCAAATAAGTTACCAAAATAAAACTCCTTTGAATACTCCCCACTATAAAAATAGTTCCTAAACAATATGCCAGGAACTATAAATATCATAATATATATAATTGTATTTAGTGCAAGATTTATTTCCATTATCCTACATAACCATTATGGTCATTTCTTTGTTATCACTCAGTGTTATTGTTGTCTCTTTTAGGGAACGATTGCTTTTTAGTTCTCTTACTGCCTGTTGAAACTTCTCCTTATCTTCATCTGTCTTTAGCCTTGCTTCTATATCATTATTTGAAATAGGAGAATCCGCAAAAATAGAGGAAATAAATGGGATAAAGCCCATAGTTATATTCCTCAACTCCTGAAGGTAAAGCGTTAATGTTTTCATTTCAAAAGAATTTTTACATTACCTAAAAAAAGTAATGATTCATTTCACGTTGCAAAAGTACAATATTTTTTTATTAATAAAATCAAAATTACTATTTATTTCTTTGTTAATATATGTATCTTATTGTTTTTCAGATTTTTCCTTAGTTCACTATTACCTGCTGCCCATTGGGGTTCTTGTCCAAGGTTGTAAGGTTGATATTGGGGAAATTGCCGTATAGGCTCTCGTCCCAACCGTTCCAGTCCCTTATTCGCTCGAATATCTCCAAGGTACGCAATCGCTTAATCGGCATACGTGTGGAGAGGATTGTATAGGCCTCCCGCTTGTCCGAGCCACTCCCGCTGAGGTTCTTCCCCCCTGGGATACCCGCCCCGAGCAAACAAGGATCTACCCCCATAGGGAAAAGTATCTCCGAGTTCCCCGCACTGGCATCAGGCAGAAAGTTGCCGTCCTTGATTTTGTCATCTATGGGTACCACTTCTATACCGCGTATTAGGTTCCCAGAGCTGTCACGAAAGAAAGGCGATAGAAAGGAGCGCCCCGCTGCCTTGTTACCACTCATGTGCTCATCTATCGCCTTGATTGTCTTCTGTCGCTCTTGCTCCCTCTGCACATCGCTCATCTCCTGCCACTCATTGCGGCCAAACTTATGGGAGAAAAAGTCATCGGCCACATAGATAACAAACTTTAGGTTTAGTTGGTTCTCAAACATATATTTTTTGAATGTCGGCACCGAGAGCACCACATCCACCCAACCATTGGCAAAGGAGCTATGCCACTTCACCTTAGGGTAATTCTTCTCCGTGGTAAGGGTACGCATCACTGGCACGATGAATTTATCCACCTTCTTCTCCTTGCAATACGCCTTAAGACTCTCCACCGAATGTATATCCGAGTAAAAGGGCACTTCCTCTGTTAGCTCCTCGTCTAAGGTACTCCCCCACGAGGTATTGATATACACCTTATCCACATAGCCCTTGTCCTTGGGTACGCCCAACCTGCAATGAGCTGCTTGCTGCCGCTTTATGGATATGATCTTGTCCCTATTGGGCGAAAGTAGATATTCCACAAAGGCAATCCCGTAGGTTTCAAAGTCTTCCACGATCTCGGACATGGTAATATCCCAGCGGCAAGCCTTAAAGAACTGGTTCAGCTCAGGGAAAGAGTTACGTGCGCGTTCCTTAGTTACGATTCCTTCTTCTGTTTCCACATCTTGATAAAGGCGGAATCCCAACCCATAATGAGCCGAGATCAGCACCTCCAGCCCTCCTATGGCCGCCCCTGTCTTATTGAGTTTTTCGGTCAGCTGCTGCGGGTAAAGGTTATCATCTCCCCACACGGAGTACTTATCCGTATCGGATAAGTCTTTTTTAGCTTTGGGCGCTGTAAGCCCTTTCTTATTATCAAAGAGCACAGCCGCCCCACTCTTAGAGAGTATATACAAATCGTTATCTATTTTTTCCATTAGTTAATAATTAGTGGTTGCAAACCCTCAATCCGCTGTTTTCCTTTCTCAAAGTATTCTTGGTCTATTTCGGTAGCAATCCCTTTCATTCCCATATTGTGTACCGCTTCCATACAGCTCATAGAGCCCGCAAAAAAATCCGCCACCACTACCTCCTCTCGTGGCTTATCCTTAGGAATCACCAGCGCCAAAAGCCTTTCCAAAAGCCGCACAGGCTTCTGTGTCGGGTGAATAGTCTTGTAATGGTCTCTACTATGCTTAATAATTGTTTTTTCATTGAACCCAAACTGTATAGATTGCATTACATTCACACAACGATCACCTGTTTGTTTATCTTGTGTTGCAATCGTATTATATTTAGTGAAAGTGTCACAATTATATCTATCAGTTCTAATAATACTCTTTTCATTAAGTCCGTTTTGAATACCTGCCATTACAGAAGCACATCTATCTTGCGTTTTAATAACAGAGGAAATAGAAGTACTTATTACGTTGTCTTTGTCTGTAGGCACTTTGTTATTTTCCAAAAACTCTAATACAGCATTAAGAGATTTTGTATTTTTAAGAGCGGATTTCATTCTCTTTATATCAGTTACAATACTATCTATATCATGCCTTTTCATTTCTAAGTAAGGAATTTTTACCTTATTAATTACCCCCTCCTTTTTTGTAAGTATGGATACTGTTTCATGTATACGGGACATTGGCATTAACGGACTTGATACATAACTCTTATTCCAAATCACTTCCTCCTTAAACACAAACCCTAATCCATCTAATATCGTATTCCAGCGGTAAAAGGAAGTACCCCTACCAAACATCACAATAAAGCCTTTTTTGGTAAGTAACCGCTTGCATTCTGCAAAAAACTTTTGCTCGTCAAAAGAGCGTTCCAGCTTTTGATTTTTTAGGTACAGGTATGGAGGGTCTATGCAAATTACATCAATACTCTCATCGGTGAGGGTTGCCATAATTTCCAAGTTATCGGCATTATACAATTGCAAGTTGTGTATTTCCATATTTTTTGTATTAATAAACTACTTCTTTCCCATTAAAAGCCACTATAAACAGGATAATAATTTTCTTTATCGTCCCGTCAGCAAGTTTAATATTTCGTGTCTTGTTGTCCCAGTGGTTAGGGTTTTTCTCAAAGTCTTTTTTTGCCTTGGGCTGTTGCATTAGGGTAGCATTATGGTATATCAGGAGCTTTCCGCCAAACCCATTTTGCTGGTTATAGCTGCGTACAGCCAAGGAAAAGGGTATCGGCTTTTTCTCTGCATCCAATTTTCGCATTTCTGCCAAGGCGTCCTTTAAAAAAATCTTTTCTACCATGCTGCAAAGGTCAAAAAACTATCAGGATAAATAAAGGACACATTCCCCAGCAGGAAAAAACAGGGTGCTTTATCATTATTTTGCCTTCACTGCTTTGTTTTTCAAAATGTTAAAAGTCTAAAAATCAATTTCATTTTCATAGTGTGCAAAAAAAGCCCCCTGCCGCCTTAATTGTTTTTACAATTTGAATTTTAAAAATCGGAGTGAAATATGAATGAGCCATCTGCTTCCGCTTTTTTGTTAAAAAACAACCTCTTTTTTAATTAAGAAAAATTTAACTGATTGCAAGAGTAAAAAAATATTATTTTTCATTGCGCATTAAAAAATAATACGTATCTTTGCAATGTCAAAATAAGAGAATGTATAACAAATAAAATTCAAACAAAATGAGAACTATTACAATCAAAGACATATATAATGATGTAAGCTACATTAACCCAAGTGTATCTACCATTAGTTCAATAGGTGATTATATAGAAGAGAGCAGCAGACAGGTAGCTCAATCAGTAAGAGATAGAATAACTAAGAGCTTACCTCAAGGTACATTAGCTCATAAGATCATCACTGAGAACTTAAAAGACTTCTTCTCTGATAAACAACTATGGGTAATCGCTTACGAATTGCAAAAGAATGAAGAGTATGTAAAGAACCTTTCTAATGAGATAGAGAGAAGAGAGCAGGCAGCAGAGCGCAAGGCTCAAGCAAGTAAGGCTAAGTTATCAGCCAATAAAGAGGGTAGCCAAGAAGTGCTTGACTTTGTAAAGTCAAACAAGAAGCTGTTAAAAGACTATTATGCTTTTGTAAAATCAAACAAAAAGTACTCAAAAGAGTTTTATTCTAAGAAATTTACTTTTGAAAGCGCAAAAGAATTTATTAATAAATAGTATAACAATTAAAATTCAAGAATAATGAAATTAGATTTTTACAAAACAAAACGCTACACTTACATTGTAG